AACATGAACCAAGTAGCAACAAAAAAAGAAGGCGCATTGGCAACATTTGATATGGAAGCTGATGCAAACAAAGGTGCTCAAAATATATCGCAGGAAGATCTTGCGTTACCTTTCTTAAAAATTTTGGGTCAACTATCTCCAGAGGTAAACAAAAGAGATGGTAAATACGTCGATGGCGCAGAGCCAGGTAAAATCATAAATACCGTGACCAATCAGTTGTACGATTCTTTAGAGGTTGTACCAGTCTTTTACAAAAGACAATACATTGAGTGGCAAGACAGAGGCACTAGCACTGGTGCACCTGTTGCAATTCACGAGGCAGATAGTGATATAATTAGTCAAACCACTAGAGGTAAAGACTATAAAGATAGATTAGCAAATGGTAACTATCTTGAAAATACTGCAAGTCACTTTGTGTTAACGGTTGGTGATAATCCATCAACAGCTTTGATTTCTATGAAATCTACTCAACTTAAAGTTAGTAGAAAATGGAACTCAATGATGATGGGTATCAAAATGCAGGGTAAGAATGGATTGTTTACTCCGCCAACTTACAGCCACATTTATAAACTATCAACCGTTCAGATGTCTAACGACAAAGGAACATGGTTTGGTTGGGATGTAGCAAAGGTAGGACCAGTTACAGATAAATCTATCTATGACTCGGCAAAAGCTTTTGCAGAATCTGTAGGTAAGGGTGAGATCCAAGCTAAACACGGAACTGAAGAGACTACAAAGTCTAATTCAAATTACTAGAATCCTAGGTAGTGGGCGTCGATGCGAGAGTGGAAACGCCCACTTATAAAATATGATTGAGAAGTTTAAAAACATATTTGAGGGATTAGACCGTGCTCATGGTGTCACTATTGTAGGTGAATCAAATGGTAATGGTACAAAAGTAAAAGGTAAATCTTTTGTAAAAAGAGAACCTATTACAAATGAACTATGGCAGAAACATTTAGATGGCACAGATAGTTTGGGTGTAATACCAATCAACGATGACAACAAATGTAAATGGGGTTGTATAGATATTGACTCTTATGCAGGGTTTGACCATCAAAAACTTATAAACAAAATTAAACAATTTAAATTACCATTAGTAGTATGTAGATCAAAATCTGGTGGTGCACATGTATTTTTATTTACAAAAGATTATGTGTCAGCGAGTTTGATGCAGGATAAATTAAATGAGATTAGATCTGTTTTAGGTTATGGTGGATCAGAAGTATTTCCAAAACAAAGAGAATTAAAATCGAAAGATGATACAGGAAATTTTTTAAATTTACCATACTTTAATTGTAGTAATACAACAAGATATGCCTTTCTCGAGAATGGCGAAGCTGCTACACTGGAAAGTTTTTTTGAGTTAGTAGAAAGATATAAACAAGACGACATCAGCACAATAGAAGTTAAAAGACCAGAAACACCATACTCTGATGGTCCACCATGTGTAGAACTTATGGTGCAAAATAAAGTTACAGAGGGTGGTAGAAACAATGCTTTGTTTCATTATGGTGTATATGCAAAATCTAAATGGCCGGAAAATTGGAAAACAAAATTAATATTATTTAACGAGTCAGCAATGGCACAACCATTGTCGGATATAGAAGTAAATATTATAACAAAACAACACGAGAAAAAAGATTGGGGATACAAATGCAATGATCAACCCATGTGTAGTTTATGTGATAAAAAATTATGTAAGACTAGAAAGTTTGGTATAGGTCAAGAGATAACATTTCCTAATCTAACAGATCTACAAGTTGTAGCTTTAGAAGAGCCATACTATTACATGAATGTAGATGGGGATAGACTATATCTTGATTCTGCAAAACATTTAACAAATCAAAGTTTGTTTCAAGAAGAATGTGTAAAACAATTAAGATTTAATCCACCAACATTAAAAACAAATGATTGGAAGAAACTTACAAATATATTGTTAGAAAATGCAGAAGTAACGGAACCTGCAGAGGGCACAGGCACAAAAGATATATTACGAAACTATCTAGAAGATTATTGTGTAAACAGAATACAGAAAGATGACTATGAAGATTTAAAAAATGGTGGTACATACACCAAAGAGGGGTATCACCACTTTGTGTTTGACAACTTCTTTCACAACTATTTGTCAAGAAAACATTGGAAGGTGCCATACCAAAGAACATCACAAATGTTAAAAGACAATCTAAACTGCACAACTAAACGTGTAGGTAAACATAAACTATCTGTGTTTGTTGTGGCTAGGTTTGATAAGAAACCAGAAACATACACACCAAAACCATTTAAGAAAGATAATTACTAATGAGAACAATAATATATGGACCACCAGGCACAGGTAAAACACACACTTTGCTACAACATATAGAAAAATTTTTAGAAACAACAGATCCAGATAAGATTGGTTATTTTACGTTTAGTAAGAATGCTGCAGTAGAAGGTAAAGAAAGAGCTGCGTTTAAATTTAAATTGTCTATGTTAGATGATCTGCCATACTTTCAAACACTACATTCTTTTTGTTTTAACCAACTTGGTTTAAATAAAGATCAAGTTATGAAAGAAAAACATTACAAAGAATTAGGAGAAAAAATGGGACTAGAGATAGAGGGCACACAACAAGATGAAGATCACGATAGTGTATTTTATTCAAAGAATCCATACATACAATTAATAAACATTGCACGATCAAAAGAAATAGATCCTGTAAAATATTATCATCTTACAGACAACCCACAGGTATCATTAAATAAATTAAAAATTATATCAGAGGAATTACAAAGATATAAAACAGAGCATGGTCTAGTTGATTTTCCTGACATGATAGAAAAATTTTTAAGTGGTGGTGATACACCAAAACTACGAGTTATGTTTGTGGATGAGGCACAAGATTTAAGTTTGATACAATGGAAGTTAGTGAGAAGAATAGAAGAATCAGCAACAGATTCTTTTATTGCAGGTGATGACGACCAGGGCATTTACAAATGGAATGGTGCACATGTAAATACATTTATAAATTTAGAAGGCACAAGAAAAATATTAGAGCAGTCACACAGGGTGCCACAAAAACCTTTTGCACTTGCAAACAAAATTATAAACAAAGTAAAAAACAGAGTAGATAAAAAATATTACCCAAAAGAAAAAGAAGGATCTGTAAAACGTTGTCAAAGTTTACACGAAGTAGATTTTACAAAAGGTAAGTGGCTAGTGTTAGCTACAGCAAATTATATGTTAAGTGATATAGGTGATGTATTAGATGAGAAAGGTTTGTATTGGCAAAGACGAAAAGCAACACCAAGAGTTAAAAATATATACGAGATTATACAGAAATGGAATGAATTAAAAACTGGGGTGCCCATGCATTTTAATGATTGTAAAAAAATATTTAACAAGATGAATAAAAACTGGGACAAAAAATTATTTAAGGCTATGGTTAAAGATCAGTTCTATGGCATTGATGATTTAAAACAGAAGTATGGTTTACAAACAGAGGCAGACTGGCAAGAAGCATTAGACGAACTAGGTAATGAAGATATTAGAAAAATAACAAAACTAATCAAAGCAGGAGAAGATTTATCTAGCACACCAAGAATAAGTATATCCACAATACATGGAGTGAAGGGAAATGAAAGAGAAAATGTAGTAATCAACACTGAATTATCTGGAGCAGCGTATGATGAATATCAAAAGAATCCAGATGATACACACAGGTTGTTTTACGTTGCATGCACAAGAACAGAAAACAATTTATACATAATCGAACCACAAAGGAAAAAAGCATATGACATCTAAAGATATATTTAAAAAATCAACATACAAATCATTACAAGAACAGGTAGGTGGGAAGCACTACCGATCGCTGAAGATTCAGCCAGCAGAGTTTATAAACGAAAACAAATTGCTTTTTGCTGAGGGTAATGCTATAAAGTATATTTGCAGACACTCTGTAAAAGGGAAGGAAGAAGATATTAAGAAAGCAATTCACTATTTAGAAATGATTTTAGAGAGAGATTATTCATGAAGCCAATATTTAAACCGCAGACAGAATGGTTACCACCAGAGTCTTTTCCTGATCTATCAAAATATGATGAGATCGCGATAGACCTAGAGACAAAAGACCCAGAACTAAAAACTATGGGCTCTGGATCTGTAACAAGTAGAGGACACATTGTAGGTATAGCTGTGGCTGTGCATGATTGGGCAGGATACTATCCGATACGTCACGAAGGTGGTGGTAACATGGACCATGGAATGGTCACGAGATGGTTTCAAAGCGTATTAAAAACACCTGCAACCAAGATATTTCATAACGCTATGTACGATGTATGCTTTTTAAGGGCTGAAAGGTATAAAATACAGGGTACCATCGTAGATACCATGATTGCTGGCTCTCTCGTGGACGAGAATCGCTTTCGTTACGATTTAGGCTCTATGGGTCGTGATTACTTAGGAATAGGCAAAAACGAGGCTGTATTGAAAGAAACTGCAGATCTTTGGGGTGTAGATGCTAAGTCAGAAATGTATAAACTACCTGCAATGTATGTGGGTGAGTATGCAGAGCAAGACGCAGTGTTGACATACAAACTTTGGCAAGAGATGAAAAAACAAATGTATCACGAAGACGTAGAAGATATATTTAAATTAGAGACTGAACTCTTTCCTTGCCTAGTCGATATGCGTTTTTTAGGTGTGCGTGTAGATACTGAAGCAGCATATCAATTGAAGCAACAACTATTAACAGAAGAAAAAGAATGCCTACACAAAGTAAAAAAAGAAACATCAATAGATGTTCAAATATGGGCTGCACGTTCAATAGAGAAAGTTTTTCAAAAACTAAACCTACCATACGACCTAACTGCCAAAACAAATTCTCCATCATTTACAAAAAACTTTCTGCAGAACCACCCACACCCAATGGTAAAGTTGATAGCTCGTGCTAGAGAGATAAATAAATCTCATACTACATTTATTGATACCATACTAAAGCATCAACATAAAGGACGAATACATGCAGAGATTAATCAAATAAGATCTGATAGTGGTGGGACCGTGACTGGTAGATTCAGTTATAACAATCCAAACTTACAGCAAATACCAGCACGAAACAAGGAACTCGGACCACGGATCAGAAGTTTATTTATACCAGAGAATAATTGTCAGTGGGGTTGTTTTGATTATTCACAACAAGAACCACGTCTAGTTACACACTATGCTAGTCTTGATGGACTCTATGGCGTGGACGAAGTATTAGACGCATACAACGAAGGTGAAGCAGACTTTCATCAGATCGTATCTGACATGGCCAACATACCAAGATCACAAGCTAAAACTATAAATCTTGGTTTGTTTTATGGTATGGGTAAAAATAAATTACAAGCAGAGTTAGGTGTATCAAAAGAAGATGCTGAAGATTTATTTAGAACGTATCACGACAAAGTGCCATTTGTAAAAATGTTAATGGAGAGTGTTATGCGTAGAGCACAAGACAAAGGTCGTGTTAGAACTTTACTAGGTCGTAGGTGTAGATTTAATTTGTGGGAGCCTAATCAGTTCGGGATACACAAAGCGTTGAATCACGAAGACGCACTCGCGGAACACGGACCAGGGATCAGAAGAGCCTTTACATACAAAGCTTTGAATAGATTAATACAAGGATCCGCAGCAGACATGACAAAAAAAGCCATGGTAGACTTGTATAAAGAAGGCATCACACCGCATATACAAGTGCATGATGAACTTGATATATCTATTGAATCTGCAGATCATGCTGATAAGATAAAACAAATTATGGAAGGGGCTGTTGCTCTTGAAGTGCCAAACAAAGTAGACTACGAGTCAGGCGCAAACTGGGGTAACATTAAATGATATATGGCTTATTTAAATGCAAACATACCACCAACTTATGCACAAATAAGAAGA